GGAGCAAAAGTTTCTTAGGTACCTCCCCCACCCCTATGGGCTATGAGGCAGGTTGCTGACGCTCTTGGTAGTTCTTTTCCTTATTGCACTTAGTGCATGAGGCATTGAGGTTCGATGTGGCATGAGAGCCACCCCTACTTATTGGGATGATGTGATCTACCTCTGTTGCTGGCTTGCCACAGTAGACACAGGTGAAACTGTCACGCCTTAGCACTGACTGTCTGATGGCTTGCCATCTAGGTGGGTTCTTCTGGTTACGGGTAGAGCCATGCCATGCAGGTAACTTATGTTCGGCGCAGTAGGTATCGCCTGTAACTAACTCAGCGCATCCCTGTTTGTTGCAGACGCGCGTGGGTCTAGCCATCTAGTTGAAAGAACCGTTGTCTTGACTGTAAGTAGGAAGCACTTCTTGAACGTAGCCGCTGTCTTCTACTGGTGCAGATTTGCTTGACTTAGGTGCTGGGGTAACGTCTGGGGTTACTGGGGTATCGGTGTTGTCTGCCATTAGCGGCTCACTTTCTCTTGAACAGTTGACTGGATGTCTTCCGTTAGGGCTTTGAGTTGTTCTGGGGTAAGAGATGCGATGAGCTTATGTATCTTGGCCTTGGCTCTGCGCTGAAGGTTCTTACGCTTTGACATCGTTACTCCTGAAGTTAGACCTGCGACGCTCGCCCATACGCTCGACCTCAATGGACAAAGATTGAATTGGGGAGCAGGCGATGCACGACGATTGGGGGCAAGACGTTACGCCGCAGGAAGATTTATAGAACGGCCAGTGACTGGATGTTTAGTCCGTCGCCAACCGTAAAGACCAATAGACCGGGGTCTGAGTCTGAGCCACCCATCCTGTTGGCATACCATGATGATCCGTTGTCCATCGTCGGTGCTTGTAGGTGCCACTTGCTTCGTCCGGTGTAAGGGTTACGCCCAGATGGCTGGATGAGCAATGAGTGATAGTGACCAGTGACCACGATGTCTGCGTGTGCCAGTGGTCCACCACCGTGAACTTGCTTTGCCCAGAAGTCAGTAAAGCGACCAGGTGAGGCTTGGTGTCCGTGGACTAGCCCTAATACTGTGCCGCCAACATCTATGGCCAAAGACTCCGAGTGTGACTCGGGTTCTGCAAACTTGATGCCCATGCCAAGTTCTTCACTTAGTTTCATGTGCTGACGCTGGATAAAGATGCCCCAGTCATCGGATGGTCTGCCAAGTGAGGCTTTGCCACGACGCCAAGCGCAGTGATTTGAGCCAACGGTTGCAGCTGTAACATCTTCCGAATACTTACGGAGCAGGCTAAGGAACTTCCACTCGAATGTAGCCTCGAGATCTAGTTGCTCTGGCAGAGAGAGGTCGTTGGTAAACATCTGGGAATCGACGTTCTCGAATTCCTCAATTGCATCCCCAGCGTTCAAGAACACCATTTTGGATGGCTTTTGTTGCTTGATGTAAATCTCGAGTGCCGCCAGCTTCTCTTCGACTCTGACGATAAGTTCTTTGGTGCCACCTCGGTGGTCGCTCTTGCCTGTCTGTGGATCAGCCCAAACGACTACAAGGGTTTCACCGCCAGTCTTAGGAACAGGCTTTACCTTGGTGCGCTTGGCTTCGGCAAAGAGTGCCGGTAAGTCGACGTGGGTGCGTTTGCGCTGGATGGTGAAGCGGTATGACGTTAGCCATTCGCCGCCTTCACGTTGTTGCCAGCGTGACGTTCGAACCGAGCCAACAACCTCAACCTCTTCGGGATTGTGGCCATGCTCTTGCAATAGCGCTTCAAACTTAGGTGTCGAGTTGAGCGGCTCGGTCGTTATCTCACCACTTGCTCCATCCCATTGAGCCGATGGTCGCCAGTCTTTGGGGATGTCGTGGGTAATCTGTGGGGCTACCGGAATCTCAGTGAGCTTCATGACGATGTTTCCTCAATGCGTCAGAACTCCACGGCACCTTAAGGCTTTCGCTGAGTTCGCGATACAGGCCCGAGATGTTAGTACGGTGGCCATCGAGAAGAACCGGAAAGTATTCGCGTTCTTCTTTGTCTAAAGTTTGAAGCCATTCGCAAACCATGCAGCGCTTTGGCTTTTGTTTTGGAATAGCAGGAATGTCTGTAAGTTTCATCTGGTTGCCCTCCAGGTGCTTAAAAGAAAAACGCCTCCGAGGGGGGTCGGAAGCGTTTTAGAGGATAGTTACCCATCATCTAGTTACAACTTTAGCACCTAACTACTACATCTAGTGGTTTTCGGCGTGTCGCATTTAGTCATTATCTGACTCTATAAGGTGTACCAGCTCATCGGTAGACATCGTTTGCTCTGCTTGGTAGGTCTCTTCCGAGGTGTCTAATACGTATTGAACACCCTGTGCACCTATTGCTCGAAGAATGTCCACGATCCGTTTACGCTCATTTGCTTCGCCTTCTAGGTAGCCGTAACCAAATCCCTCGCGGTTAGCCTGGTGAAGTAATTTGTCGATTACTCTGTGTGCCTTCTCAAAACTCATGCGGCTTTGCCATCTACGATTACGGCCCAAACTTTGGTGCGAGTCCATTTGGCTTCAGACATGAGGTGATTGTAGGCATTCGCCCATTCTGCACCTGCCGCAATGATGCGAGAGATTTGCTTCGAAGCAATAGCCTCTTTGTGTTCCTTGTACGCAATACGCGCACGCTCGATTGCTTCGTTCACTTGTTCTCTCCTTTGATAAGGGCGATTGCCATTTCAAGTTCTTTCCAACGCTGTAATGCTGGCTCTTGCCATTGAGCCATTAGTGGTTCAAGTTCATTCATTTGACCCTCTAGCAGTTTGATAATGCGTTCACGCTCGGCTATCACGCCAGTATCAAAAGCGCCGCCGATAAGGCTCTCGCGCTTGGGATGAAAAATGCTTTTCACAGGTCACCGTTTATTTTCATAACGACCACAACAAGAATGGCAATTTGAATTAGGACAGCCACTGCCAGGGTGCAATAAATGGCTTTGTCGATGCGACTCATTATTCGGCTTCAATCAGATTTAACAAAAGGTCAAAGTTGGCGCGACCGGATGAACCTTTGCGGTGTGGTTCACGCAGCTGCTTGATTTTCTCGACGATGCGGATGCGTTCGTCATCTGCTCCAAGTGCATACGCCTGATGGATGCTTGGGCGCACCGACTCAAACTTTTGGCGCATTCTTTGGGTGATTAGCTCGTCTTCGCTCATTCGGCTCTCACCCCTGCTCGACGCATAAGGTCAGCCAGGCGAACCTTGAAAGCATCCATCAGTTCTTGCAAGTTTGAATCGTTAGATGGGAATGCGGCCTCGGTCATGCCAACCATGAGCATTGCCGAACCGTAGCGCGACTCATCCATAAGCTTTTGAACAACTACCAATAGGTCTAAAGCCTGGAAACGGTCCAGGTCACTTATCTGTGTCATCATGCCTCCGCAATAATCTCTTGAATGAGTTCGGCTTGTTCTTTGTCAAAGCGCTCACGAATTACCTTGAGAATGCGATCGTGTTCGTCGGTTTTACCTTCGATGTATGAAAACAAACTTGTAATCCCTCTTGCTTCTAGTTCTGCGATTTTTCCCATTAGTTGCCCTCCAAGAGTTCGTGAATGCGCCCACCAAGAGCGGCTATGTCAGAACCGTTCACGATTAGAGCGTCAAAGTTGTAATCGTCTAGAGAGGTCTCTGACGGATGGGCGTTGAATGCTTCAGTATTCGGCCTTGTAACTTTCCAAACCACGCCACCAGCGGCTCGGATGGCATTGGCTTCATTCTCGAACCGAACATCTGCAATAACGTCAAGTCCGGTGAAGTCTTGAAATACCTGGTCAATCCACACCGATTCGCTAATCAACTGGCGACCAACTTCGGTGCCAAGGCGTTGCATTAGAGGTCGGTATTCCATGGATCCCTCTTTGACTGCTTCCCAGCCCATAGAATCGACTGCTGGTTGCAAGTAGACCCGGTGGCCATGAATGTCGATGTTTGGATTCAGCGTGTAAAGCGCGTGACGCATAGTTTCTGCAAATGCGTGTTTGGTGTAACCCTGCTGGACAAGAATGTCTGCAACGGTATCTTTGCCCGAACGTGCATAACCAGCCAGCCCGATGAGTTTTGGTCTAAATCCATACATTAAGCGGCGTTCCTTTCGTTTAGATGTTTTTCAATGTCTGCCCATTGAAAGAATCGTTTCTTGTTGGCCTTGAATGACCTCCAGCCCTTGCGTTTGGCAAGAACATGGATGTGGACTGCAACAACGTTCAAAACCATTGCGGCTTCTTCTGCTGAAATGTGTAGGTTTCGCACTTTGCGCGAGACTGGAATGAACTGGTCTGGCTTTAGGGTGTGAGCTGCATCTTTTGTGCAATAGAGATACAGGGCAGTTTTGCCGTTATCGTCACGAAGCGTTGCTACAAGTTCGCCGTTGCAAGTTTCGCCTTCCAGCTCCTGTTTGCACTTTTCACCTGGAACCGTCATGCGCGCTCTGCGAATCGGGTTAGTGGTCGATGCAACTTGATTAAGAAGACCTGATGCGTCTGTAACAAGGTCACCGGCTAACTGGTGGTTCATTAGCCATTCATGGTGTCGAATAATGAACTTCAAGATTTGAATCGTCTCAAACTCGTTTGGAAAGCCAGTCGCGCCACCTTCGGTGATGATGACGCCTTCTACCCAGTTAGCCCAGTCTCGAATCTTGGTTTTTGTTTCAAAAGCCTGTTCGTTTAGAACGATGCCAACATCCTTGGTTCCAGTAATGCGATCACGTTTTGAAAAGTCGTAATGCTGACCAAGAGCATCATCAAGATGTGGGGTTAGGGCTATGAGCTTGAGCATGGTCGACTGGAATCGCTCGACACATTGTTTGCAAACCATTGCACCAGGCGCGCTTGGCTTGGGTAAACATCCCCAGCAGTCGTTATCCAAGCATTCGTTCAAATGAGAATCCTTTATGGCGCATTCTCTAAGACATTGCATCTGGAACCTCCTTTGGTTCTGAAACGCGATAAACGTTCCAAACTTCGATGGCTTGTGAGGTCGTCAGGTCGAGAAGTTCCTCGCGCTTGGAATCGGTCCGGATAGCCGCTTCAAGAATTAGAAACACTTCGCCATAGAGGCCCATAAATCGAGATTCTCCAAATTGCAACTTTGGAACTTCGGAAATGTGAAGAAGTTCGCCGCTGAAGTGTGGCGTCTCGACCTGAACGACCTTCATTAGAACGCCTCGTCGATTGGTTTAGCGCCAGCTGACTTCAAAGCAGCAGTTGCATCAAACTTGCCTTCAACGCGCGTGACAGTTTCTGCCTTCACGATTAGGTTGTCGTAACGTTTGCCGTCTTTTTCCGATGATTCGGTAAGTTCCTTGCCTATTACCTCGACGCGGTCACCCTTTTTGAATTGAGTGAAGTCAATCCTGACGTCATAGCCAGCCTTGATAGTGCGGTAGGTGCGACCAACGGTTACCCATTCTTCGCCATCCTTTTTGCGGTGTGGCTCACTAACGCGCATGCCCCAATCTGGGTGCTGTGCGTTGTTTTTTGTCCAGTCCTCTACGAACCCGACAAACTTGATTTCTGCCATGTTACTTATCTTCTGATTTCGTGATTGGTCGCCCGAGAGTATTCGCCCTGGAAGCCCAGGTCGAATGTCTTCGTTTCCCCATGTCTGTTCTTGGCGACGTCGAGCGAAATCTTGTATTTATCGGCTACTAGGTCGCGCTTGAGCAGAATGACAACATCTGCGTCTTGCTCGAGGGAGCCGGAATCGCGCAAGTCTGATAGCAAAGGTTTTTGTTCTTTGCGGTTTTCGACTTCGCGGTTGAGTTGAGCCAAAGCGATAACTGGAACATTTAGATCGCGTGCCATTACTTTCAGCTGCTGTGAGATGAAAGTGACGGTCTCATAGCGAGAACGGTTGCCCGATGCGTGGTCTTGAATCAGACCGACGTAATCGACCACAATGGCCGCCAAAGGCTTGCGATGATGAACACTCCTCGCAAACGCACGTATGTCGTATACCGATACCCCTGCTCGGTCGTCGATAGCCAGGGGAATGTTCAAAACATCAGCCGATGCGTCAATTCGGTCTTTTGAAACTTTAGCTAATGGATGCTGGCCAGACAGCTCACTCATGTGAATCTCAAGAGTCTGCGAAAGAACTCTTTTGTGTAGTTCTTGGCGACTCATCTCAAGCGAGGAAAATGCAACCGCTCCAGATTTAGCCAGGTGCAAGGCAAGTTGTAATCCAATGACGGTTTTACCAACACCTGGTCGAGCGGCTACCAAGTAAAGCGCACCTGGTCGAAATCCGCCGATTATGTTATTTAGGTTCACCCACGGTGAGGCCAAAAACTGAGCAGTTTTGCCTAGATTTTCGATTGTCTCGCGAACATCTTCAGGCATGAAAGATACGGTGCCGGTGACGCTTCCCAAAGCGTCGTCAATGACCTTTCGAACATCGTCTGCAATAAGAGGCTTTTCTAGATCAGCTGCCTTTTGTTGAATGCCAGCCGTTGCAGCTTGTAATCTGCGTCGAAGCGCTCCGCTAGCAACTGCATCTGCATAAAAATCAGCGTTGGCGGCCGTTGGAGTAAATGACATTGCCTCATGTAACTGAGACGCCAAGTCTGGGATTCTCTCAGACAGAGTTACAACATCTACGCCAGTGCCTTGCTGGTGCATCTCGAGAGCAGCTCTATAAATGCGTTCGCCAACTACGGTTGAAAAGTCTTCTGGCTTTAGAGCAAGGTTGTCCAGCACTCGGCCATTACTTAAAAGGATTGCGCCAATAAGCGCTTTTTCGGCGTTCATTTTGCAAATCCCAAGTGTTCTTTACCGGCCCATGGATCCACCGTGGCTTTTTCTGGAAGGAATGATTGAGACCGACGTATCCAGCTTCGCCAGGTTGCAACCCAGTCAAGCTTGAGTGCATCGGCACCAGCCTTTGCGTTCCAGTAATCCTTGAAGTTTTCAGTTTCAAGATTTATGTCAACCGCAAAATTTTGTCTTTCGAACCATTGACTCATTTCCTCTGTGATTTCAAAAGTGGCTGGTAAGCGCGTAGCGCGTCTCTCTATCTCTTTAGAGATAGAGGGGGTCGGGTCGGGTCGGGTCGGGGTTATCGGTTTGTTATCCGTTTGTAATGGGTTTGTTATTTTGTTATCCGACCACCGCGAAGCCATGCCCTTTTTCCCAGCTTCGGAGCGCTTTTTGCTGACCTCTAGACGCTTTGCCTCAACCTCTTCTCGACTTGGTTGGTAGTCCTTCCAGTCGTGAAAATGAATGCCACCTTCATCATCTGACTCCCAAAGACCCACCCGGATGAGTTCGTCGCGAAGTTCAGGGATGCCTCCAAGTTCGTCTAAAACATAGCTGGAAACATGTCCATCAGTTAGGTGGTTTGAAGACCAGCTGCCAACCATTGCCCAAAGGCCCATGCACTGCAAACGCATCGTGCGAGGAATCATGATTACCTTGCGGTGAGTAAGTAAATCGTCGTCGACTTTAAACCAAGCCATTACCCTGCTCCATCATTCGTATTTGATTGGCGTGGGCATCAGTAGCCAAAGCGACGCCGTATTTGTTATCAAGAACCAGCCAGGTGCGGTAACCACCAAGGGGAAAGAACACCGGGATTTGGTCCGACGATTGGAGTTCGTAATTGTGTAGTTTGATGCCGTACTTTCGTGCCTTTTTGGCAGCTGAAGATGACGCCTCGATGACGCCGTTGCAAAGGGAGCAAAGCGAGAGCAAATTAGAGGTCTCATTAGCCTTCTTAGAGCCACCCATGCCACGATTACCGCGGTGGTGAACTACCAACTGTCCATCGGTATAAACAACCCCACAGAAGGCACAGAGCCAGTTGTCTCGCTCAAAGATTTTGCGTTTATTTATTGGCATTGTCGCGCCTCACCATCCAGGTGCAGTCCAAGCAATGAAGGGGTAGGTCTTGGTTACGAAGGAATCTGCGTTGAAGTGCGTTGCGAGTCACCTGATAGTCATGACCACAGCGGGGGCAGGTTACTTGCGCCATTAGATTGCTGATGTAAACGATTGCCCGGTATTGCTCTTCGTAGGGATCACGCTGTGCCATTATTCGCCACCCATCATGTAGGTGGCCTTGACTGCTGATAGTTGTGACTGAGTAGACATCAGCTGCGTTTCAAGGTTTTTAGCTTGAGCCTTTGCGTAGTTCAAAGCAGTCTTGGCATCCTCGTAGGCGATGCGTTGCGCCTTGGTCTTGAGTTCGACTGAGGCTTCCTTTTCAGCGACCGTGCCGGTTGCCTCCAACATCGCGTTGGCCTTAGCCCAGTCGTATTCGCGCGATGCTTTATCCAAAGCAATGTCTAAGTCGTGAATGACATTTACGCCTCGAGCGGTTCGAGTGTTGATGGCGCGAATCTCGGTTATGAGCTGCTCCATGGAAACGACTTCGATGGTTGTCATGCGGCCGCCCACTCGATCTCTTCCAAGAAGGTGTCGGCAACATTGAGCAAAACCTCGATGCGCTCTTCGTCGCGGTCTATCCAAGCAATGTTTAGATCTAGTGGCTCTGGGCGTTCAATGCCATCTGAACCTACTTGCCAGTTGTCGTCATGCGTCTCCCAAGCAAATAGACATTTAGTGCAGGTCTGCCCCATGACGTACATTTGCCACTGGATTTGGTCGTAATAGGAAGTCTTTGCAAAATGGTCACCAGCTGGGTCCAAGTCAAACTTGCTGGTCTTTATCTCGCTGATGGTGATACTGCCATTAGTGTCAACTTTTACGCCATCGGGGGTAGCCAGGTGACGTTCATTACCAGGTGCGTGAAACAGTACGTCAGATGCCAAGATGCCATGGTCTTTAAACAAATCCTTAGCGATTGCTGACTCACGCTCGAGACCCCAAGCAGTGTATTTGTTGCCAAAGAATGAACGCTCACCAGTCAGCTTCTCGGTGGTAATGTTACGTATTTCCCCTGGGCGCTTGGTAGCAAGTTTTGCAACCTCTGTTGCCGTAACGCCTGTGCGACGAAGTTCCAACCATTTGGCTTCGTCTACGTTCTTGTCTGCCAAAGCCCGAGCGTATGGGTCGTTTTCGAGCCAAAGTTTCCGACTCATAGCAAGATTGTGAATGGCTTGTTGTGAATCGTTTTTGGTAATTTTTGCTAGTCGACGACGAAGGTGCAGAGCCGCCAAACGATGTTCTTCCGCTAATTCACTTTCAATGATGTATTTATCGAGGTCATTTAGAGCCTCTTCGTCTAATGATTCCCAGTTGCTCATTTAGAGGCCTCCAAAGTGTCTAAAAAGCCCTGTAGTTCGTTTGCGGTCCAACCCATAGATTTATTGGTGGCCTTGAGCAGAGCAGCTGTAATTTCGCTTTTTGGTTTTCCTTCAAAGTGCGCCGCTATCTTTGACTTCAATTCGGCTACCGATGGCCCAGTAACGCTGCCAATTTCGTAAGAGTGAGTGTCTGGGTCCGGTTCATCAGTTGGCAGGCAAAGCACCTGGAGTAGGAAGGTTCTAAGGGCAACAGAGTGTGCCTTGGCTCCAGCTTTATCGCCCGAGTCCATCGCCTCTGCGTAAACGCTTCCAACGATTGGATCACCGGACTCGCCATAGATAGCAAACTCAACTTGGAGGCGACAAACATTTAGTGAACCGCCAGCCTTAGTTGGAACAATTTCATTTGTGTTCCAAACAATGGTTGGCACTACAAATGCACCATGTTTGCGGAATGCCGGACCTACTGCGTTCATGACGGCGTCGATGCCACGGAACTTGAATCCCTGCGAAGTGTTCTTGTCGTTCTTGCCGACAGCTTGAACTTCATTCATTACGGCTAGAACGGCCTGCTGGGCAGTGCGAGCAGATTTTATTGGTGTAACAGTTGTCATTTTTTATCCCCAGTTATTAGTGCGATTAGGTCTGCCAAGGTCATGAGTACGATTTGCTCGGCAGGATTAGTGGTTCCTTTGCGCTTTGCAACTACAAAGCCCATAAGTGCGCCGTCGTTGTTTCGCTCGACTTCGGTTTCATCGAGCCATGGACCAACCTTGAGTTGGCCGCCATAGTTCTTGCACTCGACGACTACTCGCTGGTCATGGACATAAAGACCGGCGATGTCGCCACGGTCTTGAGAACCCGATAGACGGCGACGCTCGATGCGGTCGTCGATGTTGTCAGCCAGGTAGTTGGCGACAAGGGTCTCGAAAGAGGTTCCAGCCTGCTTGGCGGATTTCAGGTTGCGACTCATCGTGACCACACAGCGGCAAAGATGATGGTCAGGTAGACAAAGCCAACGCCACAGAGGGCAAAAAATGCCTCTTTGGTAGTCCGAGCGATTTTGCGTAGCAAGAGCTGACCAGGTGCATTTGGGTTAGTTACTTTGAACAACGCCATACCTCTTTTCGAGTTCTGCCTTTAGGACTTTGCGAAGGAAGCGGTCAGGCTCCTTAATACTGCCTTTGACCTTTTCGTGAGTGTTGATTGAGTCGTATAGATCGCGAAGGCGATACTCAGAGAGGTCTTCTGCCCACTCTTGCCAGTTAGTTGTCATTCGCATCACCGTTCACCCCGGCTCTTGCTTCTACCTCGGTACGACTGAGAAGGTATGGGCCACGAATGCCTGCATGCTTATAGACGGCTGTGAGGTCACCCCTGGCAAGTAAACGTGCGACTTGACGATGACTTATGCCGAGAATCTCAGCTGCATCAGCCACGCTTATTGGTTCCGTATTTTTGTCCATGTGCCAAACATAGTGGCAACCTTAGACACTTGTCTAATCAAAGACGAAATCGGCGTGTCGAATTATGCAATTCCTGAGAAATTGCCCTTAATTACTTGACTTTTATCTAAAAGGACTTACCTTAGACACATGACATTAACTAACCCATTACAAGGAGGTCGACGAATGGTTCCGCAATGGACTGTCGGCGATCGTTTGAAAAAGGCTAGAGAGGCCACCGGTCGAACTCAATTTGAGTTTGGTGAAGAGATTGGTTTGTCTAGGGGAATTGTCGCCAATTTGGAGACTGACACTACACCAGCTAAAAAGCCGATTATCGTTGCCTGGGCATTTGCAACTGGAGTCGATTTGCACTGGTTGCTAACTGGTGAAGAACTGCCAGAACCTGACCCAGATGGGCCAGATGGCGGTTTGCTCCCCGACTTGGACTCGAACCAAGAACCTGCCGATTATTATTCGGGTACACCTATGACCTATCTTATTCCGAAAACTAACGATTCCGTAACCGCGACTAGAAAGGCCGCTTAACTAAGTGCTAAACAGGTTTTCGACGCAAATCAGAAGGGGGCGAAATGCTTACTGAATACGAAAATTACCTAAGAGGTGCCGGACACCTGCCAAGCACCATCCATCAGAGAATGGTGCAGCTGAGAAGGCTGAACCGATACGCACCAGATTTGGCAAGCGTTACGGTTCACGATCTGGATTTATTTATGGCTACCGAACTTGAAAAAGCCAGCCCGAACTATCGAAAGTCCGTTCGTTCGGCTATTCGAGGCTTTTACGCCTGGGCAACGAAGCGAGGTTTTGTAACTATTGACCCTGCCTATCCAATGCCGTCTGTGCGTATCCCCAGACCACTACCCAAACCAGTGCCGGAAGACGTTTTGGCGGTTGCATACGACTCTGCCAGCGTGGAAGTTCAAGCCATGATTTTGCTGGGCGCTATGGGCGGTCTACGCCTTTCCGAGATTACGCATCTTCACATGTCAGATAGGGAGCAGGGCATTTTGCGAGTCAAGGGTAAAGGTGGGAAGTACCGCATCATCCCGATAAATAAGACTCTTGCTGAGGCGTTAGATCGCATTGAATCACGAGCTGACTTCGGTTATTATTTCACTAACCCCTTAACTAAACAACCCTGGTCAATTAGTTATGTTGGCAAAAACATCAAAAATCTGTTACCAAAGAAGTATTCGACGCACTCACTTCGCCACCGAGCGGCATCTGTATCCTATGGAGCCACCAAAGACATCCGGGCGGTGCAGGAGCTACTGGGCCATTCATCTGTTGCGACCACGCAGTTGTATACGGCCATTACCAGCGACGATTTAGTGGCTGTTTCAAACGCCACCGATTGGAAAAAGGCAGCTTAGTTTGGGTAATACTTGGCAACCATTTTGTCTCGAGTGCCGCCAGGCTTGTATGGGTCGCCATCGACTTCATAAGAAGTAACTTTGCCATCTGGCTTGACTAGGGCATACCAATTTGATTCGTACTCCTGTCCCTTGAACTTGGTAAACCAAGCATCTCGGTCGGTTTGTTTGCGAACCAGGTATCCACGCTCAAGACGCATGGCAATGTGTTCCTCAAGTGGTGTTTGTTTCTTTTTGAAAATCCCCATGTAATCAGTATGCACTTAAACGCCAAAAGACCCCCCACCTTTTGAGTGAGGGGTCTTTTGGGCGAACTGCCGACTGAGCCTGCATGGTTGCCAACAGGTGTCAGCCCTACCAGCGAGGCTGGAAGTATTTAGGCGCTAGGGGCGTTACCGAACGCTGGGTCCTTTGGGTTGATCCAGCGACCGATTACAGGAACAGCTGCAACCCATAGAGTGTTGAGCAGAACCATCCATTCGTCAGCAGTCCAGGCAGTTGGAACTTTGCCGGTTGATGAGCTGACGGTAACGATGCCTGCGAGGATTGCACCTGCAAGGTGTCGGCCGTATGAGGCCAAAAGGGCTTTGTTGATTTTCATGCGGTTTTTTCCTTTTTGATTTGAGTGGTTAGGAACTGGTCAGCGTCTTGAACAACGCCATAAAAGACCGATTGCTTGTTGTTGCCAAGCGTTAAGTGGCAATGGACCCCACTTGATGCGGTGCCTGTGGTTCCTGCCTTGCCAAGCACATCGCCAGCTTTGACAACGTTGCCAGCCTTGAGGTGACTCTGTTCGTTTAGGTGGCAGTAGCCAAAGAACAATTTGCCTACCTGGAGAACGATGACCCAGCCAAGAACGTCAGACCACTGATTCAGTGCGATTTTGCCGTCATTGACTGCGTGAACAGGCGTTCCTACTGGAAAACCGTTGTAATCAGATCCACGGTGACCGTTTGGATGAGCTGCATCCTTGACACCAAATGAAGTGCCACGTTGAAACTTATCTAATGGGTATCTAAATGGCATTTGTTACCTTCCAAGTAATGCGTTGATTTCGGCTTCAGATAATCCGAGGGCTTGCAACTTCTCAAGGGCTGTGTCTAAGTGCGTTGGTTCTGGGTCTGGCACTTCGACTTGCTCAATGATGTTGTAAAGCGGGTGGTCGTGAGATGAGTTGCAGTCGGCGCAGTAACCGCCGATGCCGTAAACGGTATTTAGAGCCATTAGGAAACTCGCAATCTAATGTTTGGAACGGCAACAGGAACGGTGCTGTTTGTGAATGTTGATGGAAGTGCACCTGTAACGCTAGACATCTGATAACCGCTAGGCGTGCTCGTGGCAAACGATGTCAAAGACACCATCCCCATAGCGGCAGTTGCAAAATACGCATACAAGGTGCAACCTGCGGTTTGACCGCAGACTCCTAACCAATAAACGCCAGGTGAAAGCGATTGGCTAATGGTGATTTCTTTCAAGCCCGTTGTCGTTGAAGCAACTGTGCCAGCGTCAAGCAAAAGAGTAGTTGGCTGATAGTTTGAGTCAGCATTGTAGATTCCCATTCGCAAAAGCGCACCTGCCGCACCGGAAGATGAAACGTATGTGCTAATACGGTCAGCGGTTACGGTCTTGTTGATAAAGACAGGAGTCATACTGAAATAGCCGGTGCTGGTAACCCAAGTGGTTGCCGTTGCTGTGGCGTTTGGAATGTAAACGTTTGTGCCTGTGATTACGGTTGGCAAGTAAGCCGCTGAGTCGCTTGAACCGTCAGCCTTGAGAAACTGTGTTGCCGTTCCCGAAGTCTTCACAAACGAAGCGGCGGTTAGGTTTCCGCTTGCGTCAACTTTTGCAACTGTGGCTGGTGCGCTGGTTTGCCATTGTTGCAGATCACCAGATTGCGAAGCCGCGCCACGAACTTGCACAGGAACAACGGTTGCGGATGTTGCAAATACGTTCACCGAAGCAGGGCTGTTTGCGGTCGAACCCGAACCGAAAGTGTTGCCTACTGCACCGCCAACAAATGAACCCGTGGTTGTGACTCTTGTTGCAAGGCTTCCGCTTGAGTTATACCACTCTTGAATATTTGCTTGTTGCCCTGAAATGGCCTTGACCGACAACGGCACAGTTTGAACAGACGAGTTGGTGATTGACACTTGAGCGGGTAGAGCCGCCGTTCCCATAACGGTCGCAGACGCAACGGTGAATCCTGAACCTGCAACCGTAAAAGTCCAAGCACCCGATGACCCACCAACTGCGGTGATTGCCCAAGTGCCGTT